CTTTGTACACCTTGTTTCCGCGCTGATTATTATTGATTTTTTCATGGGAATATTCCGGTCGTGGAAGCTTGGTGTTCCCATTACTCCACGGCGCATGGTAAGGACAGTTTACAAACTGATCCTTTACTCAGTAGCCATCATAAGTACGTATCTGGTGCAACAGATTGCCGGGGAAGAAGGCACAGGTCTGGTGCGCCTTTGCGCCCTGTTTATCGGGGCTACGGAACTGAAGAGCATCTATGACCACATCAGCAAAATTATTGGTGGAGACCTGTTCTCCCAGCTCTGGCAGGTGGTTAAATCGAAGCTGGATCAATCATTTAACAGGAATAAGCACTATCAGGAGCAGGAGGATCAATGACACGTAAAGAACTTTTAACCGAAATCAAAAAATATTTTAAGCTGCAGGAATTGGTTTGCCCGCATGCCTTTAAAGCTTTCGGGGACCGGTCGTGGCAGTTTCTTGATGATGCGCTGCTCGAAACGCTGATTGTGCTGAGGCGGGATATCCTGAAGGCCGGCATGAGCATCAACGACTACCACCGCGGAGGGACATTCACCCAGAAGGGATTGAGGTGCAATATCTGCGAGCTGTCGAAGGGCAAAACGGTAAAAAACCAAATTTACTTATCCGCCCACTGCAACGGCGCCGGGGTTGATTTCACAGCAAAGGGCATGACGGCTGAACAGGCACGTCAGAAGATCAGAGATGAAGCGGATTCCCTGCCGCATGCCATCCGGCTGGAACAGGATGTTTCGTGGGTTCATGTTGACACTTTTGACTATGGAAACGGAAAGAAGATTAACGAATTTAAAGGTTAGTACTATGAGAAAGATACTTTTTTTTCTGGTGTTGATTTCGTTTGCATCATGCGTTACCCGGAAGGCCTGTGAACGCAAATTCCCTCCGGAGGTAATGATCATCCGGAAGGATTCAATTATCCGGACCACCGAGACAATATACAGGGATACGACTATTTATACTCACATCCCAGGTGACTCTGTGAGTGATACAAAACCAGTTTTGCAAAAAGATGGAATTATTTCATCAGATACATCGAACCTTGCCACAGCTTTCGCTAAATCCAGGGCTTATGTAGATAATGGCAAGCTTATCCATGAGTTGATTCAGAAGGATACTTTAATACAGAAAAAAATTGACAACGCCATCCGGCTGACATGGGTAAGGGCTGAACGGTTTTTCGAGACATCGAAAACCATTACCATTGAAGTAAACCGGCTTACCGGCTGGCAGCACTTCCAGCTCTGGACCTTGAGGATCCTGATCGGAATAATTATCCTGTTCCTGCTGATCCGCTTCACATTTCCGGGATTATTCTCCTGATTTTGTCCTTTCGGCGGGTAAGCCGGAACAATATGTTTGCATCATGGATGGCAGATTTTCGGAGCTTGAACTTGCTTTTATTGCAGAGGTACTCGACCAGCATGGCGAGTACCTTACCGATTTACTTGTCGACGCGATTGAAAGCAAGTCGCTGATCAGCGATGAAGATAAGGCGCACCTGATCGACAGCATTGGTTATGATACCCGGAAACAAGGCATAAACCCGGCGCTTATCCTGAATTTCCCGGATTATGGCCGGTTTATCGAAATCAGGTACCACAAGAAGCGATCATCCAATACTGAACTGTTTGATCAGGAGCACCTGAACAATGCCATCTGGGGCCGTCAGAACAAAAAAAACAAGCGCAAAAAGAAGGATGCCCGTTGGTATGCCCGGAATGTTTACGGAAGCCTTAACCGGCTGCTGGGTATACTTATGTACGAGTTTACTGATGCCGAGCGCGAACGGCTTACCAAAGTTCTTGAATCATCTAAAAATCGTCTGGCGTCATGAGTTTAAAAATTGACAGGGTACAACTCGAGATCGTGATCAACAACGATCAGGCGCGTAAACAACTCCGCGAGCTGGACGAAGAGGCCAGGAAGCTCACCAAGGAGATGAAGGGCCTAGACAAAACCAGTCAGGATTACATTCAGAAATCTGCCCGGCTGAAATCGATCAAGCAGCAGATGGACGGCATTTATGAGTCAATTGGCGTGACCAATATGACCATGAAGGAGCTGACCACCCGGCAAAAGGACCTGAATGCCATACTGCTGCATATGCGCCCCGGCACAGAGGAATACCGGAAACTTAAAGCGGAGGCCGATGCTATCTCAAACCGGATTGGGGAGCTGCGCGGTAAAGCTCAATCTACCGGCGTATCGCTGAAAAGCATGGCCGATGGGTTTAACCGGTATTTCGGGATGGTTACTACTTTCGCTGCTTCTATTACAGGCCTCATTCTTGGATTCAGAAGCCTGGCTGAGAAGGTAGCTCACCAGGATGATGTTTTCTCAGATGTGATGAAAACTACAAAAAAGACCAGGGATGAAGTTATAGAGCTGAACGAAGAGTTTAAAAAATGGGACACACGTACCGCGCGTGAGCAATTGAATTACCTGGCAAGGGATGCTGGAAAGCTCGGCAAAGAATCAAAGAAAGACCTCCTTGATTTTGCTGAAGCGGGTAACCAGATAAATGTGGCTCTGGGCGAAGATCTTGGCGAGGATGCGATCAAAAACATCGGTAAAATGGTCGGGGTTTACGAGGGCGCCAGCCGTCAACTTCGGGGCCTTGACCTGAAGGGGCAGATGCTTGCCGTTGGGTCCGCGATCAATGAAATAGGTTCGAGCAGTACAGCGAGCGAACCTTACCTGGTTAGTTTTGCCGGCCGGCTTGGAGGTGTGTCAAAGCAGGCGAAAATCAGTATTGCTGATATTCTTGGATATGCTTCGGCCCTCGATCAGGATATGCAGCAGGTTGAAATGTCGGCCACTGCCTTCCAGAACTTCATCATGAAGCTTATGGCGGACCCTGCAAAATTTGCAAGGCTGGCAGGGCTTGAGGTAAAATCCTTTTCAAATCTGTTACGCACGGATGCCAACGCCGCGATTAAGCAGGTGTTGACCTCGATGAACCAGAAAGGCAGTTTTCAGGATCTTATTCCTTTATTTGAGGAGATGGGACTTGAAGGGGCCAGGGCTGTAGGGGTGCTTTCTTCCATGGCCGGAAGTATTGAAAAGGTTGAGGAGGCTCAGCGTATCAGCAACCAGGCAATGCTTGAGGGGACTTCAATTACAAATGAGTACAATATCAAGAATAATAACCTTCAGGCAGGTTTAGAAAAAGCACGTAAAAACTTCCTCGAAAAGGCGATGACGCTTGGTGAAAAACTTACACCCGCGCTGATTAAAAGCACCAATGGATTTTCATACCTGATCAAGCTTCTTACTGCACTTCCTCAGTTTGTCAAACGCAATGAGGTGGCCCTGATCATGCTGGCCGGCGCATTCCTGGCACTGCAGGCAGCAAAAATCAAAGTTATTGCTGTTACAGTCATGGAGCACCTGTTGCTGCAGAAAGGTATAGGGCTGAGGGTTAAGGATTCTCTTATGCTTACAAAGCTGATGGTGCAGGAGCAATATCGCCTCGCGTTGATAGGGAAAACAACGATAGCGCAGAAAGCTGCCGCGATTGCTACAGCGACATGGAGATCCGCACTCATTGCCCTGGGTGGCCCGCTTGGCCTGGCAATTCTGAGCGTCACAGGGTTGGTTGCAGCTATCAAGTTGTATGATGAAAGAAATGCTGAATCCATTCGCCTCGACGAATTTAAACAACAGCGACTGAACAGCATTGCTGAAGCAAACAAGCGGCTGGAGAACTCCTATAGCGCGCAAAGTAGTGTCATTAAGAATATCAATACGTTGAATCAGCAGCAAATTGAGAAACTTGGTGCACTTACTGCCGCTACACTTAAACAGGCTGAAGCAGATCTGCTGGCTGCAAAAGTCAAGCAAAAGATTACGCAGGAAGAAAATACCCGGGTTGGGCTATGGGACAGGATTAAAAACCAGTTTCTTGCTTTTAATAATACTTATGTCGCATCCATCAGGAACATGGAAACGGCAAAGGAAAACGGGAAAAAAGCCGCTGATGAATTTAATGAACAGATTTCAGCCCTGGAGCAGAATATCAGCGACCTGAAGACTCAGCATAAAGAACTGGATGATATTCTTACTGCAGAGGCCAGGGCTGATAAAATCGCTGCTGTTACTACCGCTCAATACGAAGAAAAGGCACGTTTGCTTTCAGTCGCGCTTCAGCATGTGAAGAAAGATTCGGAAGATTACGTCCGGATCAACAAAAAGCTGATAGAGGTAAACAAGGAGCTATCAAAAACCGGCAATACCGGCGGCAGTCCTGAAGCTAATGCCGTTTCGCAGTGGATGCGCCTTACCGACGAAATCTCAAAGGCAAAAGAGAAGCTTCAGGAGCTAGTGTTGACCGGCAACATGGACGAAGCCATGAAGGCCGGTGAGCTGGTAAAGAACCTGGAGGCTACAAAAAAACTGCTTGAGGAAATTGTTGCTGCCGGTGGTGATCTGGATCCGGTCATTGATCGCATCAGGCAAACGCTTTCTCCCTCTGAGGTTGGTGATCTCAACATTGATGATTTGGTTGCCGATGACCTTGCCTATCTGGATGCTAATACCAATCCCCAGGATACTAGCCTAACGCCTCAAAAACATCGGGTGGAATTCGACACTGAGTTCTATCTTGATTCTGTCGGGATTGCCAGCGACGCCGCATTTGACATTTGGAAAAACAATGCCGATGCCCGGCTTGATTATGAACTGGCCAGCCTTGACCGGGCAATGCAGAAGGAGCTGAGCAACAAAAACCTGACTGAAGAGCAAAAGGATAAGATCCGGGCAAAGTATGACGCGAAAGAGAAAAAGCTTCGCACGGAAGCCTGGAAACGCCAGAAGGTGGCTGATGCGCTTCAGGCAGGGATTAACGGCGCTCTTGCCGTTACCAGGGCGCTGGCCGCGCCTCCTGGATGGCCCCTGAACGCGCCTTCGGTGATTACCGTCGGGCTGATGGGGGCCGCTCAGGTCGCTACCATTCTCGCGCAAAAGGTACCCCAGTTTGCCAAAGGCCGCTACCCGGTTATTGGTGCTGATGACGGGAAACTCTACAATGCAACTTATACCGGTAAGCCTGAGACAAAGATATATTCTCAGCCCTCACTGGTTGCAGAGCAGGGCGCTGAGCTGATAGTTGACGCGCCCACTACCCGCAACCTGATGATGAACTACCCGGGAATTATCGAGGCCATTTATGCAGCCCGTGTTCCCCAGCGGGCAGCCGGTAACCTGGACAATTCAACCCCGGTACCCGTATTTGACCGTGACACCATTGATGCGATCAAGGAATTCACCGCTCAGCTCAGGAAGCCTGTGCGCGGCAAATGGGTACTCTACGACCTTGAGAAGTCGCAGGAGAAACTAAATAATATCAGGACTGAATCAACCTTCTGAAAATGGCAATAACGATCAATAACCGACCCCCTGTAGTTTGCCTGAGCGATCAGCCCGCGATACTGGCCATCACCACCTCGCTGACCGGGGTTGAGAACCTGCATGTGATTGTTGAGCCGAAATACTTTAACCGGGGCACCCCGATCGGCAGTGATTTTCTTTACCCGCCCCCGGCTGGCAGCGCCGAAACGGATCTCAGTGAGTACCTGAGGGAGGTGTTTCAGCAGGCCACAGCCTGGACGGACCGTTTTACCCTTCCGGATAATGCCTTTACCGGTCGCCTGGTCGAAAACCATGCAATGAGGTACAGCATTAAAATAAAGGAAGGCTCCGGATTCCCGGCATCCTACACCGAAACCGATATCACGAACCGGTATGTGGTGCCCGGCAGGATTCCGGACTGGTACAGAAATAAGTTTTACAGCACCTGGTACAGCTTCTGGAGCTGGATATTGGCCGTAAAACCTTTCCTTACCCTCGCGCCGCTTTCACTCAAAACAACCCGGTCGCAGATCCGTCACCTTTACTGGCTGTGCTGGTACGCCCCGGACGAAGGGCATACCCTCAGCCTGAAGGTTAACCTGCGTTTTACCGACAATACAAATGCAGACTGGATCAAAAGCGAACTGATCGCGGAGCCGGAGCATTATGGCGTTTATGAATTTCCGGCCGGTTACAATTCGCTGGGGATCACTGCAAAATTAAAGGCAGATTATCCTGATAAGGAGGTTGAAAGCTGGGCTGTTACCGTGATGGATGGCAGTACTGCTGTGAGCGAGACCAGGGAGTTTGTCCTGGATAACCTTTCGCACGAGGCGGAACGTGAACTTGTTTTCGCGAACAGCGTGGGAGGTTATGATACCATTATGCTGACAGGGGAGGGTGAACTCAGCCGTGAGCATGAGCCGGAGCCTGTGAATGTGCTGAATGCCGGGTTTGAGCTTCCTACAAAGCGGAACTTCCGGTCAACGGTGAAAGAAATTGTAAAGGCCAATACCGGCTGGCTTACAACGGAATTGCGCAGCTACATCAGCGAGTTGCTGATCAGCAGGGAAGTGTATGAGATATCAGGCAATGAGCTGCTGCCGGTCAATATCTTGAAGCAATCAATTGTTGCTGCAAAGGACAATGATACGCTGCAGGCGCTGCAGATTGAGTACGAACCGGTGACAAACTATTACTACGAAAACGGATTATAATGGCCTTCTGGAAGATCTTCAGCAGCAGGAAGCACAGTAAAAAGCCCGGCCTCAATGACCTCCCCTTCGGGGCCATTGGCGTTAATGAGGCTGATGGATCTCTTTTTATAAGGAAGAAAACAGAAGCCGGAGCTGAAAGTATCGTTGAAGTCGCCGGAGGCGCCCCCGGCACCGGTGAATCCCACCTCCGTGCACACCAGATCGACAGTCCGGCTGATCATCCTCCGGTTCCAGCACCTAATCGCGGCAAAATAGTGGCCACTAAAGCAGATACCGGGGAGATAGAGTTTCTGGAGAAGGGATCTTTTGATAAGTACTTCAGGCATTCTCAGGCTTTCCCGTCCGATTTCTGGATGATAGAGCATAATTTGAGTAAACTTCCTTCCGTCACAATATCGGATACGTCTGGTAATGAAATTGAAGGGGAAGTTATACATATTGATCTCAATTCTTTAACCGTAGCGTTCTCGGCTCCTTTTGCCGGGTATGCTGATTTAAACTAAACACAATGGCACGTAAAATTTTTCTGGTCGATATCGACCTTAATCGCAACCAACTGGTTCAGGTCCGGATTGAGAACCTGGCCACAGCTCCAGCCAGTCCGGTATATGGGCAGATGTACTTTGATACTACGCTGAACAAACTCAGGGTATGGTCCGGTACTGCCTGGCTTACAATGGATGATCTGAATGATCCCAGAACTCCAAAGTCCCACGTGCTCGCTACAGCCACGGCCCTTGGAGCCGAGCATACCATTTCCGGTGCTTCAGTGGGGCACGTACTCCGGGCTTTCAGTGCAACAGAAGCCAGGATGCAACAGCTCGCGCACTCGGACCTGAGCGAGATTGGGAGCAATACCCATGCTCAGATCGACACACATATCGGTACTGCCAACATCCACAGGGAGCTGAATGATAACCTGACTTCAACAACAAACCTGTGGTCTGCAAGTAAGATCAATGATTTGATATCTGCTCTCCAGAATGCAGTCACCGGTGCGCTGGTGTTTAAAGGTGGTTATGATGCTGCGACAAATACTCCCAATTTGACAACCCCAGCTGCAGGGGCAGTACTGCAGGGCTATACTTACGTTGTGACGGTGGCCGGCTCATTCCATGGGGAGGCCGTCCAGGTTGGCGATATGATCATCGCGAAACAGGATAATCCGACTGCCCTCGCACATTGGACGCTCGTCAATAAGAATATCCCTGACATCCTGGATGCCAGTGAGACTCAGAAGGGTATTGTAGAATTAGCCACCGGTGCCGAATCTTTGACCGGAACCGACACTACCCGGGCGGTCCATCCGGCTGGATTGAAGCATACCCTTGATAACAGACCGGCTACTACTACCCAGCGGGGTTTGATTGAGCTTGCAACGCAGGCTGAGGTATCTGCAGGATCTGATGCTGAAAGAGCAGTCACCCCAGCGACTCTTGCCGGTGTGCTGAATGTTGGAGGTTCCATTTCTCTAGCCAGGAAGTACAGCCAGGTTCTTTCCACCAGTGCAACTTCTTACACCATCAACCACGGGCTGGCCACACAGAATGTATCTGTCAGTGTCCGCGATACGGCCACTCCGTTTGCAGAGGTTGAGGTGGATGTAACCATTCCGAATGCAACCTCTGTTGTGATTGCTTTTAATGCTGCTCCTGCAGCCAATAAATACCAGGTAACAGTAATCGGCTAAAAATGGCTTCAAAGAAGATTCTTGTTCAGGAAGACTTTGTACATGTCAGTTCCGGCAGCAATCCGGCTGCCGGCTTTTTGGCTTTCTATCCCAAGAATGATTACAGCTTTTATAAGCGAACACCTTTAGGAGCCGAGTCCAAAATATGGGATTCCGGGAACCATGGGCATGGTTCGGGGCTGAATGCTGACTTGCTGGATGGTAATCATGCTTCAAGCTTTGCTCCAACATCGCACAATCATTCATTTTCCGGGCTTTCTGATGTTGCGCTTGCAGACTTGTCAGCCGGCCAGACACTGCTATTCAATGGCACGCAGTGGGTCAATACCGACCATATTACATCACTCCCAGGAGCGGAATACAATACTATCCAAATCAGGTCAAAGGAGATCGTCGATGATTTTGGTAATGCCGAGTTTTACATGTCTGCCGAAGAAGGGATTTTCTTCCGGACGAATATCAGCAAACCTGATTTCGCTGAAGTAACATTTAACAAATTCGGGATATCTAGCAGCAAATTGACTGGTACCGGCGAAAGGTACCTGTCAGCAGACTCCTCAGGTATTATCAAGGTTGCAACAGTTCAGCCCACCCAGTACTGGGAGAGGGATGCCGGTAACTTTAATGTAAGCCCGATCAATCCAGCAGATGAAGTCCATGCATGGCTGTTTAAGGCAGGGGCTGGCGGGATTCTGATGGCCGATGGTTACCTGGAAACCAATAAGGCAGGCATTTATACTTCTTACAACGACATGGTTGTTTCGGAGTACTACTTGCATAACAATACATTCTACTATGCAAATAGTAAGGTTGCATTTAACAACTCTACAAACCTGCTTAATGTTGAAGGGGCGATCCATGCCGGAGAGAACTATATAGCTTCGGGGGATCTTTTCTTAACGAATGGATCTACACCTGAAGTAATGTTCAGAAGGTACCTCCTAAGCGGAGCGAATTACGTTTACCTGACGAGCGGTTATATACTGGGAGAATTGGGATTTTATGCATCAGCTGCATCTCCGAATGATTATCAGAAGTCAGCGGCTATTATTGCCAAAGCTGACGGGCATCACTCTGAAAAGAACTTTCCAACATTAATGGAATTCTATACTTGTCCTTCCGGAGCTGTAGACGGACAGTTAAGAATGACAATAAATTCTGAAGGGCATGTCATTGTGAACAAAGGAATGACTGTCAATTCTGAGTATGGGAATTCGTATTTCGTTGTAAACGGTGCAGGGTCGTCCTCAGCTCCTCAGGCTCTCTTTGTTGCAAATAACCGGGTTTCGATTAATCATTCAGGTGGTGCCGGGGATTCAAGCTTTAATGTAAATGGGGCAATTTCAGTCAAGAGCAGATATATAACCACCACAAACCAAACGCTGGGTGAGGAGTACATGGTATATATGAATGTTTCCTCATCGACAAGCCTTTATTGCCCTTCTGCCTCTGTGTCAATGGACAGGATGTACTTTGTTGCAAATGGTTCTGCAAGTTCCGTTACACTAAGGGTGCCATCCGG